CTTATTATGTGTTCTTTACAGCTGAGACAATCAAGATGATTGCTGAGAAGTATATGAGAAACAAGTATTTGGACAATAACGACCAAATGCACGATGGTAAAGCGGTAAGTGACGTATATGTATTTGAGAGTTGGATTAAGGAGTCTGAGGAGGATAAATCATCTAAATACGGGTATAATGACTTACCTATCGGTACATGGTTTGTATCAATGAAGGTTAAGAATGAAGACGTATGGAAAAAAGTTAAATCTGGTGAATTGAACGGATTTAGTGTATCAGGGTTCTTTGAAGAGGTTGCATCATTCCATAGAGAAGAAGCATTTTTGAAGGAACTTGCTGAAATACTAAAGAAAATTTAATAAATCTCGTAATATATATGAATTTTTATATTTATATATAAGAGAATAATAAATAAAATAAAATACAATTATGTCAAATTCTAAAAACGCGATTCAAGAGATTAAATCTTTGATGGTTAAGTTTGGATTTTTAGCTGATGAATCAACATTATTGTCATTTAAATTAGAAGACAATACCATCCTTCAAGCTGCAAAGTTAGAAGCTGGTGAGAAAATCGTTAAAATTAACGATTCTTTTGAGCAAGTGGCTTTAGAAGATGGTTCATACAGATTAGTTGAAAACTTTGAAATACAAGTTAAGAACGGTTCAATCAAGACAGTAAAACAGATTTTCCTTGATGCAAAATTGGCTGATGGAACAGTCATTAAAGTTGAAGGTGATGGTTTAGCAGAAGGTGCTAAAGTTGTTGTAGTTACAGAAGATGCTGAAATACCAGCACCAGATGGAGTACACGAACTTGAGGACGGAACTAAAGTTGAAACCAAAGAAGGTATCATTTCTAAAATTGAGGAAGTAATTTCTGAAGAAATGGAAGATGTAGAAGTACCTGTTGAAGTACCAGCTGAAATAGCACCTGTTGCTGAAGAAGTGGTTGGAGCAGTTATTGAAGCATTAGTTCCATTAATGGAAGAAGTTAAAGTACTTGTTGAAGAAATGAAAAAAATGAAAGATGGTATGAAGGACATGAAGAATGACTTTGAAGCTTTCAAAAAAGAACCAGCAGCAAAACCAATTGCTAACGGAAAAACAGATTTTAATAAACAATCTAAAAGTGATGAATTAGACTCTAAATTAGAGATGATTATGTCATTAAGAAATAAAAAATAATTTAAAAAAAATAAGAAAATGAAAATTTTATCAAAAGAAGAATTTGCATACTCAGTAGCTAGCATCGGTGGATACGTAGACCAAGTTGGTGGAGAATTGCTTTCAAAGGCGTTAATCGGTGGTACAACTGCTCGTTACGCAAACGTACGTTTAGGTATCAAAGGAACACAAGCGTTGAACCTTTTAAACTCTACAGCGTATTTCAACGATGGTACTTGCGGATGGGAACCATCTGGTACTACAACTTTTACTCAAGCAAACATCACAACTTGTCCTGAGAAGTATAACGAAGCATTATGTTACAAAGATTTGTATGACACATACCAATCAATGTTAATGGCTCCAGGTCAAACATCTGAGTCAGTTCCATTTGAACAACAAATTGCTGATTTAAAAGTTAAACAAATCCAACAAAGAATTGAGCAACAATTGTGGCAAGCTACAACTGGTTCATCTTGTTTCAATGGTTTCAAAACATTGATTAGCACAGGTACAACTGGTGTTGCTAACTCAAGCGGTGTAACTTTCAGTTCATCTGCAGCTTATGGTGTATCAGGTAACCCTATCACTGAAGTTGATAAGTTAATCAACGTATTAGACGACAACGCAATGTCAAGAGAAGACTTAGTAGTTTTCATGTCATATGCTAACTTCCGTTTATATGTACAAGCATTAACAAGAGCTAACTTCTTCGCTAACTATATCGGTGGTACTGATATTACAGCAATGATGGAAGCTACTCATCCAAACACTAACGTTAAAGTTGTTCCAACTATCGGTTTGAACGGTTCTAACCAAGTTGTTATCGGACCACGTGAATATATCGTAGTAGGTTTTGACTTATTGTCTGACCACGAGAAATTAGTAATTTGGTACTCTAAGGATTTTGATGAGTTACGTTTAAGAGCAAACTATAACTATGGTGCTCAAATCGCAACCTTCGGTTCTACTGCGTACTTCGCTACTAACAACTTAGCATAATCTAAGTAAAAATACTAAAGGGGGAGTAAAATCCCCCCTTTTAAAAACATAAACAAAAAATTAAATATAAACACATATGTCTTGTTATATAACTTCAGGTGAAGCGTTCGGATGTTCAGACGGTATTGGTGGTGTCAAAAAGATTTGGGTAGTTGGTGGCGGTGGAGCTGTTACAGGTTACACTTACAACGCTCTCGGAGCAATCACTGGTGCAACCTCAACAACTGGTACTACACTTTATGGTTTTGAATTAAAGAGAAACACATCTTCTTTAGCTCAAAACGTACAAAAGAATTTTGAGAATGGTACAATTTTCTTCGAGCAAGTATTGACCGCAATCTTATTTAGATACGATCAAGAAAAGAGAAATAAGTTAAAAGTTCTTTCTCAAAATGACCAAATCCAAATCATAGCTCAAGACCAGAATAATGCATTTTATTTGTTAGGTCAAGTACACGGAATGTACTTATCGGGTGGAGCTGCAACAACGGGTACAGCTTATGGGGATAGAAACGGCTTTGAAATGATTTTCACAGGCCAAGAAAATACTCCAGCTAATACATTAATTAGTACTACTTTAGATGCTAATAATGTTACGGGTGATGCATACTTAGCTAGTATCTTCGGTCCAATCGTTGTTGAATAATAAAAAGTAAGTCTGTTGTGGACTGAATTTCTATATCTCAATCTGTAAAAGAGGGGCGTTATGCCCCTTTTTTTATTATTTTTTCTAATATACCAATTCAATTTGGATTTTTTTATATTTATATATAAGAATAATATATTATGCTGTATCTACAAAAAGCACAACCAAACACTTTAACTTTGAATATTAACAACAATAGTAGAGATACTTTTGCTAGTTATGACTTAGTTTTTACTCATATCATGAGTAAGGAGGTTAAGAACTATTCTGTAAGTACATCTAATCCTGCTGAATATGCTCAGAATATACGTTATTGTGAAATTGAATTAGATTTTACAACAGACGATTTAAACTACGAAGGTGAGTATGAACTTAGAATATTCGGTAATGGTACAACATTAGTTTACACAGGAATAACAATATTAGAAGGTACACAAGAATCTAATCCATTTACACAATATATCTCTGATAATGAAGTAAATGAGAATTACATATATATACAAGATTAATCTATGAGCGAAGAAAAAAAAAGAAGTGAATTTCAAAAAATAAGTTTTAATGTAGCATCACTACCAGTATTTTCTGAAGTGTTGCAAAGAAGCCCGTGGGTATTTTATGGTGAGAATAACCTATTACCTCAGTACTTCATTGAACTATTTGACAATTGTGCAATTCACAAATCTGTAATTATCTCAAAGGTAAACCAGATTATGGGTGATGGTATTGTATCATTAAACAACCCAATGGCTACAGTAAACTTAATCAACCCAACAGAAAACGTATCTGAAGTAATGAGAAAATGTGCTTTGGATTTTATGTTATTTGGTGGATTTTCATTAAATGTTATTTGGTCCAAAGATAAGAAAACAATTGCTGAGATTTATCACTTAGACTTTAGTAGAGTACGTAGTGGTAAGTTAAATGATGAAGACTTTATTGACACTTACTATTATAGTGCAAATTGGAAAGACTATAAGAAGTTCCCTCCAATTGAGATTAAAGCATTCTCACAAAAGGAATCAGACCCAAATCAAATATATTATTATAAATCATATATGCCATCAATGAGTTACTATCCTGTACCTGATTGGTCAGCAGGACAAAGAGCCATTGAGATTGATGTGGAGTCAAAGAACTTCCATATGAACAATCTACGTTCAGGTATGGTACCATCACTTTGGATTAATTATAACAATGGTATTCCTGGCGAAGAAGAACAAAAAATATTAGTTAGAGCATTAGAGTCTCAATATTCAGGAACAGATAATGCTGGTCAAGCAATTATCTCATTCAACGAAAGTAAGGAACTATCTCCTGAGATTACACAGATTCCTCGTAACGATAATGATTCGTATTATCAAACTTTAAACGATGACATTACAAGAAATATATTATCAGCACACAGGGTTTCTAGTGCTGAGTTGTTTGGTATTGCTACAACAGGAAAATTGGGTGGAGGTAACGAGATTGTTGAACACTCTGAATATTTCCGTAAGATGGTTATTATGCCATATCAAAATTGCTTATTACCAGTTTTTGACAAATTGGTTTCATTGAAATTTGAAAAACCAACAACATTTGAAATTAAACCATTATCATTATTCTTAACAGGAGATGTTAAAGAAAATCCTGTGGTAGATGATAAACCAATCGTAACAACACAAGTATAACTATGGGTGCATTATTAGTATCAGAAATTAAATTAAAAAACTTTACCAATATCAATAAGAACGTTGATATGGATATACTTAAGGCTGAACTTCAAATTGCTCAAGATATTGATGTTCAAACCTTATTGGGAACTAAATTCTATAATCATTTATTATCTCAAATCCAATCAACAGGTAATACATTTAATCCTGATGAAAAGATATTGGTTGATGACTATGTTGCACCATATCTTATTCAGACAGCTTATTTCAACGCAATGCCTTTTATATTTGCTCGTACAATGAACAATGGTATTACGATTGGAACAATGGAGAACGCAACGTCTGTTGATATTGAAACGATGAAGTATCTTAGAAACATTCAGAAACAACGTGCAGACTTTTATATGACACGTTTGTTGGACTATCTATTGATTGGTAAGGGTCAGAACAAATTCCCTGATTACGTTACACAATCATCAATTGATGGTATGATACCTGATAGATCTGCAAAGTATATGAATGGTATAGCATTACGTAACTCTTCTCGTAAGGGTTATGATATGAGACAAATTGGTAAAAAATTCTCTGTGTACTCTGAGTTAGAACACGAGAACCCGCCATGTCAAGATTGTTATTAATATATATATGAATACAGAATTATTATTAGTTATATCAAATGCGTTAACAGGTATTGCAGCATTCTTCGTTGGTAAAAGACGTAGTGATGCTGAGACTGATAATCAAGTACTTAGAAACCTTGAACTATCTGTTAATATATATGTTAAGATAATTGATGACCTTAAGGTTGAAATACAATCTTTAAACTTAAAAGTTCAAGACCTTGAGAAGAAGGTTGAGGACTTAATGAATGAGAATAGAAAATTAAAAAGACACAACGGATTATGATAGAATTTATGTTACCAAGACCTACCGAAGATGAATTAAACTTAGGATTTAAAGCAGATTACTTTGATAGGATACTTGAAATGGGTTTAGATAAGAAGTATAAAATAACACAAGAACAACTTACAGCATGGATACACCACAATTATACTAGCGTATTTTTGTTGGACAATGAGTTAACATTAAATCAATTTAAAAAATTATAATATGAACTTAGAAAATATTATTAAGTTAAAACTTAATAACTTTGAAATTAAATATCCTGTTGCAAAAGGAGATAAACCTGTACCTGTTCAAGAAGCTGAGAACATTAAGAAGAAAGATATGATTGAACCTAACCCTTGTTGGGAAGGTTATGAAGCTATTGGTACAAAAATAGTAGATGGTCGTGAGGTACCAAATTGTGTACCTATTAAAGAAAACCAATCCAAGGTAAAGAAGGAAGGTTTCCCAATCCCATCACCATCAGGAGATGAGGATGAACAGAAATACATATCACGTTGTATTTCATCAATTATAGACGAATATGGACAAGAACAAGCTGCAGCGATATGTTACTCCAAGTGGGGAGAAAAGTAGTCTCTTAGACACTATATTCAGGTACTACCTATACCTATGTTTGGGGTGGGTGTTCTTTGCATTAGGATTTGACATATACATGATTATAAAACACTTTAATGAATTATAACAAAAAACCCTGAGGACAAAATCTTCAGGGTTTTTAATTTCCTTTTCTTAAACAATATTAAACAAGTGGTGGGGGATAGTCAAAGATTGGCAAATCACAGAATATATCAAATATTAAAAATACTATCCCACCACCAATAATAAATATATAAAAAATATTTTAGATTACAAAATGTTTTATAAAAAAAAAGGGAGACCAACACCAAGGTCCCCCAATTTTTAAAAAACAACTAATAATATAATTATTCTTACTGATGTAAAATACCTTCTTCAAATAAAGTTTTGATGTGGTTGTCAATCTTATCCAACCTGTCACCTAACTCTTTTGAATAACCATTCTGACAATAGTCAGTTAATACATTAGTAATACCTACAACTTCCTTTAAGGTTAAAGGTGTACCAATCATTCTACAATACTCACCTACAAATTTTAGGGTTGATTGTCTTACAATGCTGTCTTGTGTTGTGTTGTTTGCCATATTTGTTTTGTTTTTAATTATTAATAATTTAAGTTAAATTTACGAGAAATTTTTGACAATACCAAATCTAAGTTATCAATCATTTTCTCAATATCAATATCACCATTATCTGTGAATAGTAAATCAAGTTTAACTGCGTTTGGTATTTGTTGAGTTTGTTTTCTTTCAATTGAATTAGGTATGTTCTCATTTAACTCATACAAGTTAACTGGTCTACCTTGGTCACCTGTGATGGTTCCAATTGAAT